AATTTTTATAACCGTTCAGTGAATTTGTATTGCTACTAAAGGGGAATCCATGAAGGCTGACAGTTACGTCACAAAAGCAGAAGAGTTTGTGATATCCTTAGAGAATGAAAAGAGACACATGCATGACTTAGTACGTAGAGCTGGACAAGGAACTATCACAGTCTTAGAAGGTACTTGTGTAGATGCCACCATTAAGGGTATCTATGAAAGGAGAGTTAATTATGAGAGATGAGGATGTACAGAGACTTATAGAGAACCTTGAGAATGCTTTGAGTGTGCATCCAGATAAAGGCTATGAGATTGGTTCAGTAGAAGAATCACAGAAATTTGCAGAGAAACGAAAGCTGGACCTGGAAAAATTCCCGGTATCAAGAAGTACCTCCGAGAAAAATTTTTCGAACCCTTAATCGGGGCCCCAGAAAATAAAAAATTGGAAAAAAGAGTTTGACCTGGTGGAGCTTTTTTAGCTAATCGCTTACCTACCACGCACCCATCCCCCACCGCTACTGCTCTCCAGCAACAGCAGCCACCAAGCAGAGCCAAAAAAAAGGGGCACCGCCACCAGAGCAGTGCCCCTAAACTCTCCCCTATCCAGCCGAGCCTCAGGGGGAGAGAAGCGAAAACCTTAAGCAGCCACAACCTGCAATTTAATAACCTTTGCCATTTTGCGGCCGTGTGCCGGATATCCTACAACCGCCACGCTTTTGTCATAGCAAGCACGGCAGCCATTACATTTACCGCCATGCTCATATGCTTGGCACAATGTCACACCAGCAGGCACTGTATCAGCTGAAGGCAATATAGTGCTACCATGCACGCCTTTGGTGTACGTACCATCCACAGCATCACTGCTACGGCGTACCATGACATTAGGCAGTGCCTCCATTTTAGCCAATATGGCATCAAATTTAGGGAATTTATACATGCGGGTGGGTAACCAGTGCTTTACATGCGGAGTAGCCACCATAACCTCGTACATTTTAACGGCAAGGGACAAGCTATACATGTCACCGCTGTCAAACCAACGGAAGAAGCTCTGCTTTTTGAGAGCAGCCACCATAGTATCAACCCATCCAGCTTCCTGCCATGCGGCTTTATTGTCAGCACGGACTGCCTTGGTGCCTTTGAAGGAATAGCAACCGGTTGTAGCGTAGCAACCGGAACAAGCGTCAACCAAAACGCCTGAAGCTGAAAGGGAACCAGGACAGGTTTCCAGTGCTTGCAGGGACCAGCTGAGGATATTGTCGAGCTTGGAGGTTTTTGAGAGCTTGTTCATTTCGCTGTTCCTTTTTAATTTGATGGACGTAGTATAACACGGCCACCGAAAATGGCAACCTAATACTTTTTAACTCAAGCCACCAACTGGAGTATTATCTGAGCACCCTTGGTGCAGGTCTCGGCACAAGCGCTTGCCACCGTCAGCACGGTGGTGTTATAATATGCGCCCACTAAAGCACCAGCCACAAAAATGAATGAATTCATACTAACTCCTAAATTGTTAACTTTTGTTTTCAGATTAAACGGTTGCTTTACGTGCCACAATGGCAGCAGCAATGGCGTTATCTTCGGCGCCATATGTCACGCCTTTGCTTGGTTTTTTGTTGGCCTTGGATGCTTTGGCACCCACAGCACCAACCTGCTTCGAGAGCAATTTAGCAAGGCGTGCTTCTGCTTTCACAATGGCGGCAGCACGTTTAGCCTCAGCAGCGGCGATTTTGGTGGCAGCTGCCTGCTCACGGTCAGCAATAAGCGAAGCACGGAGAGCAGCGATAGCAGCACGCTTTTGGCCAGTGGTCAAGCCGTTAACTGAAGCGCAGGGGAAGGTGTAATTTGACATTTTGTTTCCTTTTCAATTTGATGGACGTAGTATAACCGATAATTGCCGTTTAGGCAACCTGAGAACTTTTTTCTTCCAGCATTTCGCTCAAGATATATTTTGCAATATTCATGAGCTTGCGGGACTGGTCGAGCGCTTGTGCATGGTTGAAGGACTGGAGCTCTTGAGCATCGGAGAGGATGCTCATTACAACCATTTCCAACCCGCTGAAGCGTGCGGTGATGCTTTGCATATACTGCTCACGGATATCTGCTGTTGACATACCGTAGCACTTGCTTTCAAAATCCGTCATATTTTCTCGCTTTCTTGATTTGATGGACAAAGTATAACCGATCCTGTAGGTTTTGGCAAATATATCTTGGAATACTCCAGCGGAGCAACTGAGAACTTTTTTCTTATATTGCCAATCCGTCTGGTTTCTGTATAATGGGACCTATTCGAAAGCAGACTGGGGTGGACGCTGGGGCTGGGCGTTGAAAACGGAAGTACTCTAGCTCGGCAATGGAGTACTTTTTCAGTATATTGCCAGTTTGCGTGAAATGGTGTATAATATCATTTTTAACACAGGAGTATTACATGGGCAAAATGTCAGAAATTAGTATGCGTTTGGAAGACTTAGAAGAAATGCTGTATACTTTTGGTTTAGGACACGAACCCTTCATACAGGAATGCAAACTTTTGTGTGAATTGGGCTTCGATGCTGAAGTACAATGTATTATCTATGAATTTGAAACAAAAGTATTCAATGGCGAACTAGAGCGCTTCTGAGAACCTTTGTAGTACCGAGAAACGCTTTGTAATGCTTTGTGGTGCCATCGCAGCCAGAGACTAAGACTTTCTTGTTACTTCATAATGCGAAATATAGTGCGCTGGTATTACAAAAGCATTACAAAGCGCACAAAATTCTGTCTTTTAGTACTTTTTCAGTATTTTATGCGGATAATGATAACTTTTTCAGTACACCAGGTATTGAGGTAACACGGAAGTACTCATTAACATATCAGATAAAGTTATCCACAGCATATCCACAGTTCCTGCGACTTATGCACATTTTATGCACAGAGTTATCCACATGAATACTATAGCATTCCATCAGCCTAATGTAAGACTTTTCTCTTATATTGCCAATCCTATGGATTCTGGTATAATGGACGCATAATTTGAAAACAATAGTAAACAAGGAACAAAATGAATACTATTTTCTTCTCCAAGCGATATGAATTAAGAAAAGATTACTATGTAATACCTTTTTCTTGCTCTGACCTGATGGATATTGATACGGAAGTATCATATCGTGACCGTACGGAAACTGCACAAAAAGTATTAGATACCATTACGGATCGTATTACTTTGGCATTACTTCGCAACGGTTATATCTTGCAAAGTGTAAACTTTAGTTCTATGTCGATTTCTTGTATTGCAGATAAAATGCAAGTGAATTTGAGTACTTTAGTATCACAGCGGTGAAATGGAGTACTTTTGCACTAGGTTGACAGGTGCAGGATTCTATGATAGAATGGTATTTTTAAACGGTTGCGAGACAAAATGACGAAAAACGAAACTATAGCACTCATTATCGAGCATCTTGTAATGCAAGGATATTCAGATGCAGATAAATTTGTGAACTATTGTACTATGATTCTGCCGATGATGAGTACAGAAGAATTACAAGCCGAGTTGGCGTGTTTGGAGTAATACGAAATGATGACATTTGAAGAAAAAGTGAGAACTTTTCACGTACTGTATGAGTTGTATCGCAGTCCCGGTAATAATTCCTTATTCAAAGGCGTGCCTATTGAACAACGGGAACGTGTACTTGCGTATTACAAAGCTGTTGGTCAAAAAGTAAAACTAAGGTATCGTGGTCCTCGGGTTCACGGCACACAGCAAAATTGCGTGCTGCGTGATGCTACTACTTTTGCAGTATACATGAGGTAAGCAGGTAAACTTTAGTTCTCCATCTCAGGTGTTGAGAACTAAGGTGTACAGGTTGACAAGTCAGGTAAAATCTGGTAGAATTGTGTTTATAAATTGATGAGGTAAAAAATGCGAAACGAAATGATTATTGAAATGGTTGATGAAATGTTGGACGCTGACGGTCCTGTGATGATTGGCAATTTGACATTCTATCGTTCCGATATTGTCAAGCGCCTTGACCCCATTGCTTATCGTGAGATTGCATTGGATATTGTAAATTGTCACATTGAAGATTTGCAATATGACTTGGAACGCTCGGAAGATGAGGATGAAATTGAAGCAATTAATGAGCAAATTGCTGAGTTAGAAGATTTTTCGTTTTAATCAGGTAACATTGAGGTAAAATTATGGATGAATTGATTGAACGGGTTTTGCGCCAGATTGATTTGGATTTGCAAAGTGGTGATTTGACGGCATTGGAAGAATTGCTGAAACGTGTGCCAGAGCAGGTATTGGAATCTTATCTGCCCGAGGTAGAAACCGAATATGACGGCCAACCTGACGAAGCGCAGGAATGGCACGATTTTGATCCTGATTGTTAAGAGGTAATATTATGAGTGAATTTTTGGTTGAACATGAGCATGGTTTGGATTTGATTGAGGCGCCCAACTTGGAAACTGCCTATGAATTGGCAAACCAGATGGGTTATGATGTTGTTATTATCACGGAGGCGTAAGGTATGTCTAAGGTAAAATTGCCGTTTGATTGTATGGTGCTCGATAAAGATAATGTCGAGGTAAAAAATCCGTTCTCTGGTGAAAGTGTAATGCTGACGCCTGAAGCGGTTGCTGTGTATGATACCATTCGTGGTTGTGAAATGTTCGGTGATTACAAAAAAGTCCGTAAAGGTCTGGATTGGTTTCGCAAACATTATCCTGCTGAGTATATGGTCCTTTTAGACTGAGGTACAAGTAATGACTAACTTGGAATTGCGTACAAAACTGGAAGCAGCACAGTTGTTGCTTTCGGATGTGTATCATTGGGCATCCCAAAAGGAGACAATTTTACAGAGAACCGTAAACCCCGAAATTGAACGGCTGATGAGTGTTGCCGATTCATGTATTATTGACGCTTTGGATGAATTAGAGGATATGGAATGAAAGATTTAAATTGGATTTATATGTTGGATGTGTTGTCAGGTGCTAAATTCTCTAATCACGGGTTACAGTGTTTGGCAGAATTGAATTGTGGTGATGTAAAATCACGGAAAGAATATCCGTTATTGACCCAGCGCCTGTATACACCAACCATGATGGAGAAATTTGACGCCAAATAATACTTGACCTAGGAGATGGAGTACTTTAGTATTACAGTTGCCATTTCCTAGGATTCATGTATAATCGTGTTTGTTGTGTTGATATAAGGATATATTATGGAATTTCAAACTGGTAAGCCCCCAATGACCGCCATGTACTTGGTCGACCGTGGTATGCAAGGCAAGTATTATCGCTGGTATGATGCAGATACCGATACCTGGTCAATGTGTGGTTCTGATATGACAGAAGCATTGTCATTTATTGGTCGCCCATCGCCTGTTGGTTTCTTTCCTTGGGTTGGTCCTATGACTGGTCCACGATTCAATCCCGCTACTGGTGTTGCAATCGCTGAAGATAAGTCACCAAAGGTCGCCAAAGTCAAACCTGCAGCACGTAAGATGGCACGCCAACGTACCGCTGTGCCTGCAAAACTGGTTATTACCACTGTTGGCAATACCAAAGTTGGTTCTATTGTCAAAGGCACCAAAACTACCCATCCTGACGGTACAGTGTTTTATCGTGAAGACCGCCAAAAGTGGATCGCCATGATGAATGGCAAACAAGAAGCTGCACGTCCTACACCTGAAGCGTGTTTGGCATTTTTGAAGAAAAAATATAATGTTGAAGGCATTGTATTGAAATGAAAATGATAGGACCATTCTTTTTTGGTACAATCGTTGGTGCCATATTTTTATCATTTGTGTTCAATGTGATATTATATCCTGAACGTGAAATGGTATATAAAGCATTGGAAGACTGTGAACGCAGCTTGCCAAGAAATGAACATTGTTATATAATTGCGGTGCCCCCCAGTAAGGATTGATTATGAATTATGAATTAGAACTTAAGTATGCAGAAGATTTTGCATTAGATTCCGCTCTCCGTTTCCTATGCCGTCAACCTTGGGTCATGTCCAAGACGATAGACCGACTGGCACATGATGACGGACTGGATCCAGACCTCATGGAATTGGCGGTGGCAGTCTTATTTGCGCCTGCTGTAGTCCATGTAGCGACTGGAAAGACTGTATAATAGTTGACCAAATGGCTTGAGTACTAAAGTAGTATATTGCCATTTCTACCAACTCCTGTATACTCTCTTTATTGATTCAAACAAAGGCAAAACATGATTGACGTTAAATTTGTGAATGGTAAGTATGTTGCTGTTATCAACGGCAAAACCGTAAAGCGTTCTAACAAAGCGCATATGGATTATGTCATCCGTAAAGCACAATCAGAATCCAATGATGTTGCACCTGTTGCAGAATCCCGTTTCTCTATCAACCAACGCTTCGGTTTTGTGTCTGATATGGTTACTATGCTTGCCAATGGCGCACAAGCATCCGTTGTTGTTACTGGTCCTGGTGGTCTTGGTAAGTCCTTTACAGTGTCACAAACGCTGACAGCACTTGGTTTCAAGGATGTGTCCGTGCTTGATGATATCGCTGTTGGCACCGTCCTCAAGACTGCCAAGACTTTCCGTGTCATCAAAGGTTATTCTACACCTAAAGGCCTGTACCGCACGCTTTATGAGAATAAAGATGGCGTTATTGTGTTTGATGATTGTGATTCCGTACTCAAGGATCCTACATCATTGAACCTGCTCAAAGGTGCGCTTGATTCATATTCACGCCGTATCATTTCATGGCGTGCTGATATCAAAGATGAAGATTTGCCTACATCCTTTGAATTCAAAGGTCGTGTTGTGTTTATCTCCAACTTGTCCGCATCCAATATTGACCAGGCTATCCTGACCCGTTCATTGGCTGTTGACTTGTCAATGACCACAAAGCAAAAGGTCGAACGTATGCGCCACCTGTTGTCTACAGGTGAGTTTATGCCTGAGTTTGACAAGGTCGTGAAGTCTGACGCCATGGATTTGATTGAGAAACACCAAGATTCAGTCAAAGAGTTGTCACTCCGTACGCTCATTCAGGTAACTAAAATCCGCCAAAGTGCAGGTAAAAACTGGTCTGATTTGGCTGAGTATGCAATTTGTGGTTGATGAGGTAATAAAATGAATGTACTGATTAAAGAACTTGCTAAGCAGGCATATGAAGATGTTATTGCTAATACTCCAAGTTTCCTTGTTACTAAGGAAATGTATGAGGCAAAATTCGCCGAGTTGATTATTATTAAATGCCTAACCATATGTGAAGAACTAGGTGACAAAGGTATGGATGGCCATTATTGTGCAGATGCAATTAATAAAACATTTCGGAGTTAAAGTATGAGAATTGTAATTAATAGTTGTCATGGTGGTTTTGGTTTGTCTGATGTGGCGGAGATCCGTTATAAAGAACATTACAATATCACCGATCCATATTGGTATGCTGTTACCGATATTTGTCGTGCTGACCCATATCTAATCGAATTGATTGAAGAAATGGGTTATGAAGCTGAAGGTAAATATGCCAAGTTGAAAATTGTGGAGATTCCAGATGGCGTTGAATGGCAAATTCAAGAATATGATGGCATGGAGTGGATAGC